GGGGGCAGAAAGACCAATACCCACGCTACCTGCAGAATAGTAGGCATTAGATCCAGACTTAGCCCATACACCCGCTAGCTTCTTAGCAGTGTTGTCTGAATGATCTACGTAATAAACCTCTTGAAGGTTTTCGTTAAGAAACAACTCGCCAGGTTTTGCAAACGAGTTATCGTTGGTGTATTGTGTTTGAATATATGCTAGGTTCTTAGCAGAATCGGAAGAGTATCTAATCCCCCACCTATGATTCGGAGTTGTCATGTGACTATAACAAAATATCTAACTTAACTTTAAACTTAGACTTTCTATGATATAATTATACATATACACCACATGCCAATGCTTCCACGTATTATTGCTGTTCTAGGTCCTGATCGTGTTGGAAAAAGCACTCTTGTTGAAAACAGCTATAATGTAATCAATGAATTTGCTAACGCAGAAAAGCTGCACTTTTCAGGTCCTCAGCCTCACCATAATAATCCAATCGACCAATACATTGAGCCTTTGAACAAAGTTGCTTCACAAGGCACTGCAGAATATATTCTTTGCGATCGAGGATTTTCCGAAGTTTGTTTTTATGAAAAATTTCGTCGTAACATTGTGATCTCTGAGCAATGGGCCGTTGCTGCTGAGTCGTATTTCTTTTCTGTAAGCAAATCTATTGATGTACTTATGGTAGAAAGAAGCTGGGAATGGGCACGAGATAATCATATCAAAGAAATTGAAGAGCTGTTTCCTAACGCAACTCCGTACTATAAGCGCAATCAGCTCCTTGTTAGAGAGGAAGAGCATAAGCAATATTATAACTATATGAAAGACTATCTTAAAAATGTCTCTACTCTTCCCTATCAAATTATCCAGCCAAAGCTTGGGGAGTCCGTTCTGGATTACGTTCTGGTTTAAAGATAACTAGATTTGTTATAAAACAATACTATGGCTAATATTCTAAACGAGGGTTTATCTCGTACCCTCGGTATTGAATTTGAATTCAAACTTAAATTACAGACTCTTCTAGCTGAGTTTCAAAGTAATGCTATCGTAGCAGCTGCTAACACTGAGGCTGCTGCGGCTCTTGTTGCTTTAAATAAGTTCAACAAAACCGGTCCTTCGATGGGCTTTGAAGCTAAGCGCGATGCTTACGCTTGCCTTGAGCAAATTGTTCTTGCCCTTCAGGCAAATGCAAATGTTCCTGCTGCAGACAAAACTGCTCTTACTTCTGAGTTAGTTAACGTTACTCGCTTTGTTGGCTTAGAAGGCGAAGAAGATTTCCACTTCATGGTTGCTACATTTAACCTTTGTGAAGTAATCTCCGGCATTATTGGCGAGGTTGAAACCGAAGTTGTTGAAGATACAGCTGCTGAAGGCGGAATTGTTACAATTACTCTTCTTGACGGAGGATCTGGATACACCAACGCCGGTGCTGGTGCTACTAACTTCAGTCTTGTTAGCACAGAAGATTCAGGTGGCGGTGATGGAAATGCTGTTGCCTCTACTGGTCTCTCTGTTGTTGACGGTGTGGTTACAGCCACAGGCGGCGATGTTATTACAGTCACTGCTGCTGGTGCCGATTACTCGGTTGGTGATATCGTCATCCTTGCACTTTCTAACAGCGGAACACTTCCTGCCGGAGCAACTCCAGCTCTTGCAGAAGTCACCACACTTGCCTGATAAAAAATTAAATAACCCCTTTATCCCTCAGGAGGAGATCCCTTCTGGGGGTTTAAAGTATCTATAGCATATGGGTTTACCTTGAGTAATTTATATAGATGCCACGCTAGAGTTGCGTATAAGCCTTTTAAAGCAGATTATGCAATTGTATTTGAAGAGCGACAAATTGCTCAGTTAGAGGCCTCGTTGCATATTAACCTATCTGGATTGCTTGTAGGATCTAGAGACGGTGGCACGGGATATATGAGTATGTTTAATACAGACTCAAACTCTTGTAGGGTTACGTTAACTGACCCTTACCTAGACGGAGTGGCTTGGACTACTCTGGATGAGGTTAATCGTTTAACTGGTCTTGCGCAATTAGAAGGAAGAAGCGGCGGGTTGTTGAGGAAATGTAAGAAAGGAGAAGACCCGGCTAAGGTAAGATGTTTTCCTTACGCGATAATTGATAACTGTAATACTGTAAATAGAGAGTTTCCGGTAATCATAATAACTCTATGGTACGTAATAGGTAGTCAGACCGTCGAACAAACGTTTTACTACGAGGTTAGAGGCACGTCTATAAAACACGGAAGTAGCGGAATGCCTACAGTGACAATAACTGGAAAGCACGCCTTTGATGTCATAGCTCAACAAAACATCCAACCTACATTCTTTGAAAAGAATAAGGCAGTTGTTGATGAGTTAAATGAAAAAATATTCAAGAACGAGGGATATAGCATAGAAGATGTGTGCTCTGATCCCGCCAACGAGCCAAAAACATCAAGGACTTATAGAGTAAATAATTTAACTCCTAAGCAAATACTTGATGCCTACGTAAAAACACAGGCCGGAAGTCAAGTTCTATCCCTTCCTACTAAAGAGTTTGAAAATAAAATTCAGCTTTGCACAAAACAAGATAGCGCCTGTTACAGTTCTAGAGTGTTTTATCTTGGCAAGGGGCTGTATGAAGGTTTTACAATTAGAAGCGACATTCCTAAAGAAATACTTTCTAGAAACGTAAGAAGAACAACAAAAAACGTTCCTCCTGGCCCCTCTACTTCTGAAGACATCACTACTTATTCTGTTTCTATCCCAGACCCAGAATCAACCTCGGATGCTCTAAGAAAAGTTAGCTCGGAAGCCTTTTCTGGTTTTGAGAATCAATTTAGTGACTTAAAAGACTACAACACTGGAGACTCTACAAATGTATTCAAGGGATCTGGAAACTCAGAAACTTTTACCATCGAGAAGAGCGAAAACGTCTCAAAGCTAGGAGATGCAAAAAGCGCATCTGCTTACCTTGGAGGTACAGTTTTAGAAGCCGATCTTGTTGGCAAATCTGTTAAAGTACGGAGTAAATTCTACATACAGTATTGCAAAGATGACTTTTGTGGTCGCGCCGTTGTCTATCAAGAATTTAGAAATTTAAAAAAGATTTCTGTAGAGATGGGAGAAAAACTACTAGGATACAATCAGTCCATAGGAGAGCTTGAAACCGATCTTCAGAAAAAATCTAAAACAAGATTCTATGCAATGCTAAGATCTGGGGATACGATTACCTTAGACCCTGCTTCTATACCCTCCATGGTGTCTATAAGCAGCACAGAGATCTGCGACGAAAAGCAACTACAAAATGAAGGTAGTCCTTCTGATACTGAAAGCGAGGCCCCTGAAGGAAATAACGAGATTATTGGGTATATAGGTAACACAGGAGTAAGTAGCGGACCTCATTTACACGCGGAATTTAGAAATAAAGGAGCCGGTAACGATGGCACTCAGCCTTTCATTGATGCTAAAGCACTAGACGAGTATATCACAATTGGAGGTAAAAAGCCAAGTGCATGGATTACAACTGCTCCATACGGAGAAATTAGAGGAGATCGTAAGCATCTTGGTGTTGACATTGGTGGCGAGGGAATAGATGGAGAGCCTATAAGAGTTATAAAAGGAAAAGCCAGTGATGGCGGTAGCGCAAGTGGATACGGAAATTTTGCGGCTATAGATATAGGAGGAGGTAAAGAGTTATTTTTAGGTCATCTTAAAGGAAAAGATTTTAAACCACCAGAAGGTGAAGGAGAAAACGCAACTAGTACAACCGGAGCGGCTAAAAATTCTTCTTTTGGAAGCATGTCCGCTGAACAAGATGGGATAAAAATAACAACAAAGTTCAAAGGAATACCTAAAGCCCTAGGAATACTTCCAGGACGCACGATGTTGTCTTTTGTTACTGACTACGATAAATGGATAAACTCTTCTAAGAATCCTGAGATCGACCCAGGTGTCTGGATAGTAGATAGGTACAGAAACTGGTATATCTCTAAGACACAATTTAAATGGGATAAGGGAGATCTCAGGACAGAGATAGAAGCATATATCCCTTGGCTTTATGACGGAAGCAAAGAGCAAGCTATAGCCAATGTTCCGGTATGGGAAGACTATAGAGTAGATAAAGGCTTTGATGATTACTACGACTATATAAGATCGCCAGGAGACCTATGCTTTAAAGTCGATGGAAAAGACTCTTGCTCCGAACTTTGTACAAAGAAAGCAGGTCAAGGATCCTCCGATAGCGAATCTAGCTCTCCATCAGACGTAGATAATAAGTACGCCAGAAGTAAGTTTACTTACATTGGTGATAATCAATCTGCAGTGCAGGCTCTACTCGATGCTGCAGACGCCGCAGGGGTAAAATCAAACATAGGCCAAGCTGCAATCGTAGGCAACGCCCAAAAAGAAAGCTTTGCCAGACTCGATCCAACTGCGGTAGGAGATAACGGCTCGGCACTAGGAGTGTTTCAATGGAGACTAGATAGACGAGAAAATATGGAAGCATTGGGTAATGCTCCTTTGTCTAGAGAACAACAAATGCAATGGTTTGTGAAAGAGCTACAACAATATCCCAATCTAATTAATTATTTAAATAGCAGCAATGTAACTCTAGATCAGGCTGTTCAAGAATTCGGAAGAGTGTACTTAAGGCCTGGTACCCCAGATTATCCTACAAGAACTAAGTTTGCCCAAGACGTACTTGATAATATGAAATGATTCCAGTAAGAGCGCTATCTGCATTTGTTCTAAAAATGGCCCTTGACTCGGGCGCCGAAGAACTAAAAAAGAAGTCCAAGAAAGAAATACTAGCAGCTCAGTTCCCTGCAGTTAAAGCTTTGATTGCAGAGCAAATTGCTGGGGCGTATACCGAATACGTAAAAGGTCTATCTACGGGGTACATAGAAGCAGTTGCTTCGATGGAAGCAGAGGTAAGCTTTGAAGGAGAAGAGGGGAGGGAACTAGTTGTAATTGCGGAAAACGCCCTAAGGGAGCTCGAGGTTTTTCTTGAAAAGCAAACACAAGATGGCCCAATAATTAGCTACCTAAAGAGAAGGTACGAAGAAGAAAATGTAAATAAAATTACCGGGAGGTTATTTGCAGGGCACTATGTAAGTAAAGAATCTGAAGGTGTGTATAAAATATATAATAAAATGTCCTACGCTCCTCTTGTTGATAAAAACAAGCCTTGGCTAAGCGGAGACAAAACTTCACAGGGCATCGGAGATATTGTGGCTCAACAAGCTGAAAAAATATTTTCTGAAGCGTTTGATGTAGATCTTTCTGGCTCTGATATATTAAGTTCTTAGCCGTAGTACTTCGATCCTTTCTTAAGATTTTCTGTTGCGCAAAGCACTTGGAGATGCGCCTTCATCATATGATAATCAAAGAAAGCCTCGGCAACTTCTGTATTTTTTAAATAACATTTAGTACCTCTACAATAAACATCTACGTTTTCTAAATCTACTTTATAATCTCTGCAGAACTCTTGCACAAGATTTTTAAATGGGTATTTATGATCTATATGAAATTCTCCAGCGTTAATTGCTTGGCCTGACATAGCGCACTTAATCTTATGTCCTAGAGGCCCCTGAAGTTGACGTAACACGCTTTTTCTGTATGATATAATTTGAGGCTCGATGATTTGCCTCAAGGCTACTAGAGCCTCTTTTTTATTTTGCTTATACTCAGGTATGGGTTTCTTCCTAGGGAATAGTTCTTCGACTATCTTTCCTTTCCCCAACCATATCTCCCTTTTAGATCTAGGAGTTATCATCACCACTCCTCTCACAGCGCGCCCTTGAAATTTTTTATTCCTTATCTTATATTTCAATCCTGATCTGCTATGAATCGCCTTCCACTTTTCAATCTTACCGACCACTTCATGAACAAATTCAAAGTCAGGCGATCTTACAAAGTAGTTACATTCTGTGTTTTTGACGACTTCTGACCACTTTTTCTCGAACCGGGTTTTTGTATAGTCTTGTCCCAGGACTCGAACGACTTGTCTGCCCATAGTATATAATTAATTAGAGTTGTAGAATAGTTCTTAATATCATCAATGTTTTTAAGATGAGGATTTTTACGAAGAAGCGTAGATACGGACCTCTTTTTCACGAGATAGTCAATCAAGAAAGTCTCGTCTTCTGATCCTAGGTCTGTGATCCTAAATAATAGCTCTTTATGATTTTCTACTAAATCCCCAAAATCTACCTCTGAAGACTCAGAAGATTCAATTACGCAGTTTTGCTCAGTAACTGGGTTGAAGCTCATAGTAAACGCTGTACGAACAGTATCTACTTTCTTAACTGAGATCTTTAGATCGTCAGCAATTTCCTGATTTGTAATGTTAGGGTTTTTGATTAGGTACTTTCTAATTTTTAAATATAGGTCGGAATAAGATCTTGGCATTTTAACAAGCCTTGAACTATCTCTAAGATAATTTAACATGTGGAACTGCAAACATCTATTAACCCAGGTACTAAAGTTTGCCCCTTTACTCTGATCCCAGGTATCATAAATACGCACAATATATTCTAACGCGGCATCTCTTAGCTCTTCAAAAGGCAATCCTGTGAAATTAGATATTTTTCTTGCAACCTGATCCGCTTTCCACATTTGGGATATAATATGTTCATCCCTTTTGTCCCGAGCGCGCTTTGACCTTATTCTTTTAGATTTTATTTCTGTCATTTTTCTATGGCGCTTATAATAAAATCTTTAAGTTGGCCAGGTGCCATCATGCCTTCAGTGTTTAATCCGAGTAGGTTTCCTTCTTCATTAAATACTGCAAAATTAGGGGTGCCATCGCACTCGATCTTATCGCAAAATTCCCAGTCATCGGCAGTAACGTCCCATTCTCCAAATCCTACTGAGTAATGCGGATACTCATCTGAAATTTCATTAGCAACTTTTGCCCAGATAGGCTTCATAGCCTCGCATGCTGAGCAACTTGGTTGTTTAAAAAATACAACTCTATATTTAAATTTTGGTTTTTCCGTCATAGATATTACTCAATAGGAATAAATCGCGTGCGCTCGTTAGTTTTACTATACAAAACCTACGACTTTTGTAATTATACCATGCGCTAGAGATAACGCACACCCCCAGCATTGCGAGTGTTTCTTCTGTCTCCTAGTAGACTTCCTAAAGAACTAGAAGTTCTACCAGATGAGTCGTAGTGCAATTTAGGAAGGGCCGCTCTTACCCCTCCTATTTTAGAGCTGCCTCCCATTAGCTCGTCTCTGTATACTGTAACTCCGTATACGAACGCATCTACAAAGTCGTCGTTTTTAATAAATGGGAAAGATGTAAGCTCGTTAATTCTTTCTTGAAGGTTTGGAATGTTTTCATAAATACTTACCACGCCTTCTTCAACTAAGGGCGCAACAGAGTTAGCTCTTAGTACTTTATCTTTAGACGGTACGAGTTCCTTTATTTGTATAGACAATGTAGACCTTAGAGTTTGAATTAAAGGTACTCCATTGGCTCTTCCTTCGATATACACGCATCTAACTTTCCATTGCTTAACAACTTTAGGTATAAGCTTTTGAAGATCTGGGAACTCCATCCGCTCCATAACTACGTGGAGGAGCCTAAGTCCTTTGCTCTTGTCTAACCCCCAGACACAAATAGCAGTGAAGTCGTTCATGCTATCGGCCTTATAGGCCGTGTCGATAGTGGCATAGATATAAGAATACTTAGTCTGCTTTTCGTAGGTCTCCAGCCAATGCTCTTTGAAAATGGCTCCTGCATCACCGGCCGGTTGCCCCTGATACAAGGAGTTAAAATCTCTTTCTCCGATTGATTTTTTAATAGCTTGAAGGTTTTCTATAGGAAAAAACTCGGGCCAATGAGACTCGCCAAGCTTTCTTCCTAGAGCATCTTTTTCCTCATCGACACATATGGCAGGAACATTTAGCTCTTTCCAGTTATCCCTATCTGCGCTCAGCAATCTTCCAATAACATCGTCGCAATGAAATCTCGTGCCCATAGAAATAATGGCATGGTTGGGCAAACCACGAGTCAAGAACTGCGCCTGAACCCAACCAAATGTGCTCTCCATAACGGTTAATGAGTTACCATCAGCCAAAAGGTCATCTAAAATGCCAATGCCTGGAAGGTCTTGATCGTCGATAACCCCGTAACCAAATCCAGTAACACTTGACCCAGCAGAAGCAATCTTGATCAACCCTCCGTTCTCTGTTCTCAGAGCGGTAAGGTTGCATTTTTCTTTGTTAATTTCGCATTCTGGGAATATCCACGAAAACTTTTCAGAGGTAATAAAATCAAGTACAGCTCTAGAGTTTTCTGTAGATAGACCCAGCGCATAAGAACTCATAATAAACTGAGCTGTAGGGCTTCGCCCCATTTGCCAAGCAGGAAAGATTCTCGAAATAAGCATAGACTTACCCGTTCTTGGAGGTAAGGAAATTGCACTACGCTTATAGTCTGTATTTCCGTCACCAATATTTTGGAGATAGGAACAAATTAGCTCGTGGACAGGGTAAGACTTGAACTGAAGATCCGTGATTATTTTTGCAAAAGTAACAAAGTCTGTTCGGCATTTAAGCCTTAGAAGTTCTTCTTTATCCGAGGAAGAAAGACTACTTCCTCTCTTTTGCATATCAGCTATTAAAGCCAATTCATCATCTCTTTGTTGTTTATTCATTTAATAATTTCCATTTTTTATGGTGTTTTAATCTCCCGGTTTTTACGCTTGAGAGGTGATGCCGATTTAATTTTAATTCTGGAAATAGATTTACAAGCTCTGTAACTCCGGCTTTTACTATTCCATATTCTGAATGTATCCATTTGATTTTGTTTCTAGTGTCAACATAGTCTAATCTCCTCCAGCCTTTGTGTTGTGGTCTTTCATTTCGATAGACTGCCGCTAATGTCGATACATTTAGTTCCATATGAGAAAACCTATCTTTCATTTGAGAAAGACTACCTTCAAATATTCCGTGTTGGTTATGAACAAATTTATAAACTTTTTTCTTAGTATGTAGTCCTTTCTCTACTTTATCCATTATTTCCTCGCTTATACACCAACCTCTATGATGAGACCTACGGCCATTCCACACACCCGAAAGAAGATGCGGATTTAAATTGGGGTATTTTTCGATAAACTCTCGCATTGTACCGACAAACTTGCCGAACTTTTTGTGATAAAAAACGTACTCTGGTTGTATTGAACGCAAATAAGCTATAACTCTAGATCTTGCTTGCTCGTACTCTTTAGATCTTTTTATATCCATCCTATTAGACATAAAAAAGAATGCTATTAAAGCCTTATTGGTTTTAAATCCGCTTGTGCCATATCTTTTTAAGCAATACTTATATATCAACTTGTGACATATAAAATGCTCTCTTGGAGTCAATGTAACTGTCCAATTATTTTTTACAAAACTGTTGGGTATGATATGGTGATCTTCGCAATGAACGCTTTTGGGACATTTGCTACGCTCCAGTGCTTTTCTGATTAAGGCAAAGTATGTTTTTCTGTAGTTCATACTACACTTTAAACAAAAAATTCTAAAACTAGTACTTTTTTGTTCAGAATTTAATCACAAGAACCCTCGCTACGAGCAGCTCTTTCTTGTTCATTGTTTATTTGATCTAGTAGTGTGTCAAAATCTCCAGAGTCTAGTTGGTTAGGAGTTAGGGATCTAAATCCAGGCAAGTCCGATAGACCGTAGTTCTTGTATTCGTAGTTAAGACTGTCTTCTTCTGGTTGACTTGTACTCATTCTAGCAGATATTGAGTCTTTTAAGACTTTAGACTCAGTATTTGTTGTTTTTAGATCTTGGAACGGAACACCTAGTTCTGGGTCTAGAGAGCTCAATAGATTTATACCTTCTATTATGTTCTTAATAAGGTTAAGTAGAGCTCTTTTTTGCGACTTTGCAAAGTAACTAGGAATTGTACCGGGGTTGGCCAAGGTGGCAATGATAGCCGGTGTAGGTGCAATATTGGCCGATCCGCCCTTCTTAACAGAGTTAAGCTGTTTTATCATGAGGTATAAATCTTTGATTGCTAGGGACTGTTCTACGTCATCTGCGCTCATTTTACCAAGCAGCCCACCATCCTTATCGGCAATCAAGTTATTCATGAAGTCGCTTGTGCCAAGTAGATTAAGATTCTCAACCCACTCCATCATGCTCATATTATTATCAGCCATCTTAAATGTTTTCTCAATGGCCTCAAACGTATATTGCATTTCAAGTTTTAAATCATCGTCTTCTGCTCCGCCCCTAATTGCCTGCTCGAAGCTATTAGCCATATCCCCTACTCTAGGAATTGATTTGATTACATTTGTAAAATCGAGCGGGTTAGATGGGATTAGTGGTCCGCCAATCCCTGTAAAATTAAGCCCCTCTGCTTTTGCTAAGCAAGTATTGTTATTATTAAGAATATCTTTACCATAGACATTAGAATTTTTAAGCGTTAAATTTCCTGCTGGATCTAATAGTCTATTTCCATCGCTATCTACGCCATGAGAGACCTTTCTACATACAGGTTCACATGGGCAAGAGGGTCCTCCTCCGCCACCAAAAAGTCCTCCAAGCGCACCAAAGGCTCCTCCGCCTCCCAATATAGAGGATAGTGGGTTTGATCCTCCAAGTAAAGCAGAGGCAGCTGCAAGACCTAG